CACGTGGAAAACGTGGGGATATACGCAAAAAACGTAAATAGCTTGACAACTACCACCAACTACGACTACAATCTAAGGCAAAATACATAATGTTGTGAGGCCAATACTATGACCTCCGGCCAAGTCAAGACCTCCGAGCTGATCGGCAACCTCACGCCTAAGCAAGAGGCGTTCTGTCTGCACTACCTGGCTTGTGGTAATGGCTCTGAGGCTATCAGGCGTGCTGGTTATGATACTGAAAACCCCGATGTTCTAGCTGCTGAAAACTTGGTTAAGCCTAGTATCATATCTCGCTTGACTGCCTTACGTGAGCGTGTAGGACTGTCAGAAGAACGCACCATTGACGCCCTGGCACAGCGTAAGCGTCGCCTCCAGGAGATCGTAGACCACGCCATCGAGACACCTGTCAGTGCTGGGCACAGGGTAGCAGCGGCCAAGGAACTGAACCTCATGGAGCGTGTCTACGCTGACCAGCATGCCGGCCAGCCTCCGGTGATCAACGTGACCTATGTGTTCCAGGCTGCTCCAAATTCTGCGCAAAACGCGCACGCCCTGCCGGAAACACCCCCAATAAAGGAGATAGAAGGCAGTTTTGAGGCTAAAAGCACATAGCGGCACTTTACAGAAGATATATATGACGAACCTGTTACCGTGTAAACGAGGCTAAATGACAGATAAAGGTGGTTCAAGGCAGCCCCTGCTGACTACGGAGCCTACCTGCGTGCGGAGCTGGCTAAGTATGGGTAAGGCCGACCCCACCCACCTCAGAATCGGGAGGGGGAGGGGTGTCTTACGTATACCCCCCATCCTAATTTTCGAGGTTTGGGGTTATTTTTATGGTAAACAGGGAGGAAGAAGCTCGATGAAGCCCTGGGTGTTGTGGTAACGAGTAGTCGGGTGAAGCCGTATCGGGAGTTAGTGCCGGTGAAAGGTGGGTTAGAGTTACGGATCAACTTTCACTTAGGGCAAGAGGCGGCGATGAAGTCGAAGGCGCGGTTTATAGCTGTGCTTAGCGGAACCCAAGGCGGAAAATCGTGCATGGAGCCGGACTGGTTATATAGGGAGATATGTGAGAAGGGGGAGGGGGACTACATTGTGTTGTCCGCGACCTTCCCCCTTCTTGGTTTGAAGGTATTGCCTGAGTTCCAGACGTTATTTTGTGATGTTTTGAAATGGGGGATATACAAAGATGACAGGATGGGGAACAGGGTAATACAGTCGAATCACGACAAGAGCAGGATTATTTTTGCCAGTGCGACGAATCCGGAGGCGATAGAGTCAGCGACAGCCAAGGGTGCGGTGTGGGATGAGGCGGGGCAAAGGCAGTGTAAGCAGGGGGTTTGGGAGGCGTTGCAGAGGCGGTTGTCCCTGAACAAAGGGCGGTGTTTATTTGGGACTACGTTGTATCAGTTAGGGTGGTTGAAGACGGAGGTTTACGACAGGTGGGTAGGTGGGGATAAGTCTTTTGACGTGATCCAATTTGACTCGATAGAGAATCCGATGTTTCCGCCGGAGGAGTATCAGAGGGCGAAGCAGATACTTCCGAGGTGGAAGTTTGATATGTTTTATCGGGGGAGGTATTCGAGGCCGGTGGGGTTGGTCTTTGACAATTTCTCTGAGGAGGAGGATGTTATCGACCGGTTTGAGATCCCGAAGGGGTGGTTTATTTATGTTGGGCATGACTTTGGGGCGGCGAATCCGGCGGCGATGTTTTACGCTCAAGACCCTGCTACGGGGCAGTTTTACGCTTACCACGAGTATTTGCCTGGTGCTGGGCGGAGTGTTTACGAGCATGTCCAGGAGTTCAAGAAGATAACCGAGGGATACAATGTTCTTCAGAGGTCTGGTGGGAACTGGACTACGGAGGAGGAGATAAGGCAGGCGTACACGGGGCAGGGGTGGCATATATCGAAGCCGAAGTGGAAAGACCCTCAGCAGCAGTATGAGCACGTTTATGCGCTTCATGCGCTTCACAAGATTAAGGTTTTCAGGGATTTGAGGCGGTACATTGACCAGAAGACGACTTTTTCTTATGAGTTGGACGATAGTTACCAGCCGACAGACAAGTATGATGACGAGGCCAGCATGCACCTCCTCGCCAGCGAACGCTATATCCTGTCCGGGTTTACGCCGGAGACCAGTGTTTTTGGCAGGGCAAGAGTATCAAGACCCAAATGGAGGGTAGGATAGATGGCTACCTACTTTGACAAGGTCAGAGAGAAGGACGAGGAGTTCAGGGAACTTGATAACAGGATGCGCCTTGATTCCGACTTGCTCCATTTGAAGAAGTACACCATGATGGACAAATCCGGCAAGTACGCGATTCCTGACGTGATTAATGCCACGCTCAACAAGCCGGCCGTACTGGCCGCCAACGTCATTTCTTCGCTGGGGAGTGTCAAGCAGCAATTGATTGTGGATACCGACAATGCAAAGATTGATACCACGAAAATCGAGGAAATCCTGCAAGCCTGCATGGACATGGCGAATGCCAGGAACAGGAAGCTCGGTTTCCCGAACATCAATCAGGCTGCTGATGTTGGCCTGTGCATGAGGGGAGGTCATGCCAGACGAATCACGTTCAGGATGGAAGACGGGATTCTCGTGCCCGATGTTGCCAGTTGGGACAGAAGGTACGTCCGGTATGAGACGACTGGAGAAACCGGCAGAGAGGGTGTCAAATGGGCGTCTCTCGCCACGATGGTCTTGAAAGGCGAGATAGAGGCCAAATACGGCATTCAGGTCAGGACGCAGGCAGAGAAGTGTCTTGAAATCTGGGACGATGAACATCAGGAGATATGGGTCGGGAATAAGCAGGTCAAGGAAATCCCCCATCCGTACGGTTATTGTCCTGTTGTTATATCGACAGTGGCTCTCGGCTACGGCGATACCATGATGGATGAAGACCGGTTGAAGTATGAGGGAGAGTCCATCTTCTTCCTGATAAGGGACATCATTCCTCAACTCAATATGCTCCTGTCTATATTGGAAACATTGAACTTTCTGTCCATCAAACCGCCTTATAATTATCTAACGAAAGAGGGACGGGACTCCGTACCCCCCGAATATGACGAAGCGTTGGCTCCTGGTGCGGTAACGGCGGGTGATCTGGGGGGCGGGTTGCTGCCTGTCACTCTGGGGGATGCCACCAGAGCCGCGCAGATGATTTATGCCACGCTTGAAAAAGCCGTGCAGGAAGGCGGGTACACCGATATTGATGTCGGGAACGTCTCCCAACCATTTTCCGCTGTCGCGCTGGTAACAATTGGGGAGAGTAAAGACCAGGTTTACCTGCCGAGGCTTGCCGCGAAGGAATGGCTCAACATTGATACTGCTGAAATGATACTCAATCAGTTAAAGCAGATAGGCGGCGCGCTGGATTTAGGGGTCAAAGGCCATTCAAAGCAATATCCCACATCACTACTCGATGGGGAATACTCAGTAGACTTCAAATATTTCGTCAAGAGTCCGAAGATAGACGTTGCAAGGATAGCAATGGCTCAACAGGCTAGACCGTTCTATCCGCTGAACTACATCTGGAAGGAAGTCTTGCAGGTACCCGACCTTCAGGGGATGGAAGAAGACTGGTATTCGGAGCAGGCCGAACTACTTGATCCCAACATCAGGACTCACCGGACGATCATGAGGCTACTGTCGAAGGCGGAGGAAGAAGACAACGAGGAAGCAAGTTGGGAAGCCATGATACTGGCGGCCGGTATGGGCATGAGGCTTGCTCAAATGCAGATGGGGGGCGGGACTGAGGGTGGGACTCCCTCTCTTAATGCTGCCAACTCGACCGCTTCGGGGACTCCGCTCCTGGGTGCTGGTGGGCAATCGGGGGTAGTTCCGAACCAAAGTCCTGGTGTTCCGGTAGGTTCAAGCGCCGCCCAGATGCCTGTGCTTTAGGAGGTATAATATGCCGATACCTTTTACGATGGATATGTACAAAGCCCAACTCCAGAAGATGATGACAACACCGATGGCACAGGGGCTGTCGAACGTCCAGCAGCCAGCCGGAACTTCCATTGTGGACAAGCTCCGCGCGGCGGCGACCGCTCTTTCCGGTACTGCTCTCGCGGGGTCAACACTTGGCTAAGAAGTGGTATCTCCCCGATGGCACTGCCGTTGACGTTTACCAACCGGGGGCTGTGTCGTCTATAACCGACCTGATGAACCCCGGTGCCCGTGACACAGCGGAGCGCAACCAGTCCACAGTACCTGTAATTCAACCGAAGCCCTCCCTTGAGCCACCAGGCGCGTCACAGGGCATTCCGAAGCCAGGGTTTAGCCCTGAAGCGGGTGGTTCTCTCCGTAATCTACTGTTAAGACTCTACCCGGAAAGAATCCAGCCGGCGTTAGGGCGAGGTCTGAAGGTTGACGACCTGGAAACCGACTTCCTCAAGCAGATACAGGATGAGATGAACGCCAACCCGCAGGGCTTCTTGCAGGGTCTGTCGGCCAAACGGATGCCTGCTGAAACCCGCGCCTTGCTGGACTACCTTAAACTCCCCGGTGACATCACGGATCAGGTGGTAGGCGTTCAGCAAACTCAGAACCAGTTGCAACTCCTGATGGATAAAATCCCGGAACTTTCCAGATACAACCTGGATATGCTGGATCAGTTATTGGAAACCAATCCGCAAGGATTTGTCCAGCTTATCAGTCAGGGCGGACAGACCCGTGAGAAAACGCAACTCCTGAGAATGATCGGGGTAGATGACGCAACTATACGCGGGATGTTCCCTTCAGTACAAAATCAAGCGAAGATCACCGCCGCGCTCTTGCCCGGACAGAAGCCGCCGATACCTGGAACGGGATTGAATGAACCACGAGGACAGTTTAATCCGAGAACAGGTAAATTCGAGGTTCCAAAACAGGGTTTCGTTGAACTTCCGCCCCAACCAACACTCGACCAGATCACGAAGGGACAAAAGCCCGTCAGTGTTTCTGAACCATGGAAGAACATCAAGCCGCCACAGATAACCACTCCGGCGGGAAACAAAGCCGATTACCGGATGACCGACCGCGAATGGGAGCGGATGACCCCCGCGGAACGGAACAATTATCTTGATGATCCGCAGAAATGGTATGAGGAACGGCAAGACTGGGCTGACTTCAGGGTAGCGGAAGGTAGGATCAAGATTGTCGCTGAAGCTTTGGGCTTGCCTGCTGCCGTTGACACGCCCGCACAGCAGGCGCAGCTATTCGCAGCTGTAGGGCTTCAGTTATTCGGCGTGAGAGGACTATCTACCCCGCTTGCTCAATTGTCAGCCAAAGAACTTACACGGATGAGTGTAGAAATCCTGACGGGCATTGACGCTTCGAGCGTAGCTCAACTAACCTCCAAGCTGACCGGAAA